TTCGGCATCGTGAAACCCGACGGATATCGGCAGTTCAACACTGCCTACATCGAGATTCCCAAAAAGAACGGAAAGAGCGAGCTTGCCGCCGCGGTGGCACTGCTGCTGACCTGCGGAGACTTCGAGGAACGCGCCGAGGTCTACGGGTGTGCAGCCGACCGGCAGCAGGCATCGATCGTGTTCGAGGTGGCAGCGGACATGGTGCGCATGTGCCCCTCGCTGAACCGGCGCGTCAAGATCCTCGCCGCGACCAAGCGCATCGTGTACCTGCCGACCAACAGCTTCTACCAGGTGCTCTCCGCCGAGGCCTACTCCAAGCACGGGTTCAACATCCACGGGGTCGTATTCGACGAGCTGCACACCCAACCCAACAGGAAGCTCTTTGATGTCATGACCAAGGGCTCGGGCGATGCGCGCTCACAGCCGCTGTTCTTTCTGATCACCACGGCGGGAACCGACCAGCACTCCATCTGCTACGAGCAGCACCAGAAGGCTAAGGACATCATCGAAGGTCGCAAACACGACAAGACCTTCTACCCGGTGATCTACGGCTCGGAGGAGGACGACGACTGGACCGATGCAAAGACGTGGAAGAAAGCCAACCCGTCGCTGGGACATACCATCACGCTGGAGAAGGTGAAGGCCGCCTGCGACAGCGCAAGGCAGAACCCGGGTGAGGAGAACAGCTTCCGTCAGCTCAGGCTCAACCAATGGGTCAAGCAGGCAGTGCGCTGGATGCCGATGGAGAGGTGGGACCTCTGTGATTTCCCGGTGGATGAGACGGCATTGGAAGGACGGGTCTGCTACGGGGGACTGGACCTCTCAAGCACCACCGATATCACTGCGTTCGTGCTCGTATTCCCACCCAGGGATGAGACCGACAAGTTCGTGATCCTCCCCTGGTTCTGGATACCCGAGGACAGCCTGGGCCTGCGTGTGAGGCGTGATCATGTGCCCTACGACGTATGGGAGCGATCGGGCCACATACAGACCACCGAAGGCAACGTGGTCCACTACGGGTACATCGAGGCATTCATCGAGGATCTTGGCAAGAAGTACAACATCCGCGAGATCGCGTTCGACCGCTGGGGGGCCGTGCAGATGGTGCAGAACCTCGAGGGCATGGGCTTCACCGTGGTTCCCTTCGGCCAGGGCTTCAAGGACATGAGCCCGCCGACCAAGGAGATGATGAAGCTCGTCCTGGGCAGGGGGATCGCACACGGGGGCCATCCGGTGCTCCGCTGGATGATGGACAACATCTTCATCCGCACCGATCCGGCCGGGAACATCAAGCCCGACAAGCAGAAGTCCACCGAGAAGATCGACGGGGCGGTTGCCACGATCATGGCACTGGACCGGGCGATCAGATGCGGCAACGAAGTGCGCGAATCGGTCTACGAGGACCGAGGCATCCTCTTCATCTAGGAATCAGGAGATACATATATGGGACTCATATCCAAGCTTGTCACCAGAACGCGTGACAAGCCGCAGAACAGGACCAGCGGGTCCTCATACAGTTTTCTCTTCGGAGGATCGACATCCGGCAAGGCGGTAAATGAACGATCGTCGATGCAGATGACTGCAGTCTATGCATGTGTGCGAATCCTCGCCGAGGCGATCGCAGGGCTGCCCCTGCACCTCTACCGTCACGACGATGACTCGAGCAAACACAAGGCCAAGGAACATCCGCTGTACAACCTGCTGCATGCGGAGCCGAACCCAGAGATGACCAGCTTCGTGTTCCGCGAGACGCTGATGACCCACCTGCTGCTCTGGGGCAATGCGTATGCGCAGATCATCAGAAACGGCAAGGGCCAGGTTGTGGCCCTCTACCCGCTGATGCCCAACCGCATGCAGGTCGACCGCGACAAGAGCGGCAAGCTCTACTACCAATACACCACCAGCGCCGAGGACGCTCCCACCATGCAGGGAACCACCAAGATCCTCGACCCGTCCGAGGTGCTGCACATACCGGGCCTGGGCTTCGACGGGCTGGTGGGCTACTCGCCGATCGCGATGGCCAAGAACGCCATCGGCATGGCGATCGCCTGCGAGGAGTACGGGGCGAAGTTCTTCGCCAACGGGGCGGCCCCAAGCGGTGTGCTGGAGCACCCGGGAACGGTGAAGGACCCTACACGCCTACGCGATACGTGGCAGGGCCAATTCGGCGGCTCGGCCAACTCACACAAGGTTGCGGTGCTCGAGGAGGGTATGAAATACACACCCATCTCGATCTCGCCCGAGCAGGCGCAGTTCCTGCAGACACGCAAGTTCCAGGTCAACGAGATCGCGCGCATCTTCCGCGTCCCCCCGCACATGGTGGGGGACCTGGAGAAGTCCTCGTTCAGCAACATCGAGCAGCAGTCGCTCGAGTTCGTCAAGTACACACTCGACCCGTGGGTGATCCGCTGGGAGCAATCCCTTTCGCGTGCGCTGTTGGATACAAAAGAAAAGCAGACGCACTTCTTCCGCTTCAATGTCGAGGGACTGCTGCGTGGCGACTACCAGAGCCGCATGGGCGGCTATGCGACGGCGAGGCAGAACGGCTGGATGAGCGCCAACGATATCCGGACCCTGGAGGACATGGACCCCATAGGCGACGAGGACGGGGGCAACCTCTACCTCATCAACGGAAACATGCTCCCCCTCTCTCGGGCAGGGGCATTCGCAGACAAGTTTACGGACACATCCCAGGAGGAGAGTAATGAAGAACAGGAAGTTCTGGCAATGGAAAAACCAGAGCGAAGACGAAGGCAGAGCGAGAATCCTTGAGCTCTCGGGCACGATCGCCGAGGAGAGCTGGTTCGATGATGAGGTCACCCCCGAGCAGTTCCATGACGAGCTGTTTGCCGGCAGCGGGGAAGTGACCGTGTGGCTCAACTCACCGGGGGGTGACTGCATCGCAGCGAGCCGCATCCACGCAATGCTCATGGACTATGCAGGGCACGTCACCGTGAAGATCGACGGGATCGCAGCAAGCGCCGCCTCGGTCATCGCGATGGCGGGCACCCGGGTCCTGATGGCACCCACCGCCCTGATGATGATCCACAACCCCATGACGATCGCCTATGGCAACCACCAGGACATGCAGAAGGCCATCGGGATGCTGGATGAGGTCAAGGAAAGCATCATCAACGCCTACGAGCTCAAGACGGGACTCGGGCGTGCAAGGATCAGCCACCTCATGGACAGCGAGACATGGATGAACGCAAACAAGGCAATCGAGCTGGGCTTCGCCGATGCGCTGCTGGAGGATGCGAAGAAAGCATCCAACGAGGCAGCCTACTCGTTCTCAGCAAGGAACTCACAGGTCTCGCTGCTGAACAAGATCACCGACAGATACACACGCAAGACGGACAGCGAGCCTTCCGAGGAAGGATCGGTCGGGCTCGATGAGCTCGAGAAACGACTGAATCTCATCAGACCCCAATAGGAGAAGACACAATGGGCAAGATCAACGACATGCGCGCCCAGCGCGCGAAGACCTGGGAACAGGCAAAGGTATTCCTCGACTCCAGGCGCAACGAGAAGGGCATCCTGGGCGCCGAGGATAGGACCACCTACGAACGTATGGAGGCCGAGATCGTGGATTTGGGCCACGAGATCGAGCGGCAGGAGCGCATCGAGGCGCTGGAGCGGGAACTGAACGCACAGGTGGGGTCTCCCATCACCAGCCGCCCCGATGGAGCACAGAAGGCTGAGAAGAAAGCAGGACGTGCTTCGGACGAGTATCGAAAGGCATTCTGGAACCACCTCAGACGCCGCGAGAACGCACCTGAACTGCGTAACGCATTGCAGGTGGGAACCGACACCGAAGGCGGCTACCTGGTGCCCGACGAATTCGAACACACCCTCGTGACAGCGTTGGAGGAGGAGAACCTGTTCCGCTCGATCGCCAGGATCATCCAGACTGCCAGCGGCGATCGTAAGATTCCCATTTCCGCATCCAAGGGCGAGGCGGCATGGATCGATGAGGAGGGAACGTATCCTGAGAGCGATGACAGCTTCGGGCAGGTGACGATCAGCGCCTACAAGCTGGGCACGATCATCAAGGTATCCGAGGAGCTTATCAACGACAGCGTGTTCGACATCGAGTCCTACATCGCCACCGAGTTCGCCCGCCGCATCGGAGCCAAGGAAGAGGCAGCGTTCTTCACCGGGGACGGATCGGGCAAGCCTCTGGGAATCCTTGCCGCATCCGGAGGGGCTCAGATCGGCGTCAACGCGGCTTCCGCAACCGCCCTGAATGCCGATGAGGTCATCGACCTGTATTATGCGCTTCGTAGTCCGTACCGCAAGAACGCAGTGTGGGTAACCAATGATGCCACCGTCAAGGCACTTCGCAAGCTCAAGGACGGCAACGGGCAGTACATCTGGCAGCCTTCGCTGACTGCAGGCACTCCCGACACCATCCTCTCTCGTCCGGTGAAGACCTCGGCCTACATGCCCGAGATCGCAGGCGGGGCCAAGACGCTGGCCTTCGGGGATTTCTCGTACTACTGGATCGCCGACCGCCAGGGACGCACCTTCAAGCGCCTGGGCGAACTGTTCGCCCCGACCGGGCAGGTGGGGTTCCTCGGATCCCAGCGTGTGGATGGGCGCCTGATCCTCGGCGAGGCCGTCAAGGTCCTCCAGCAGAAGGCGTAAGGGAGGTAATTGATGTCATATAACACCAAGAACTACCGCGAGCAGGGCGGTGAGAAAACTGTCATCGGCGGCGAGGTGATCCTCGCTGCGAATGCGAAGGTCACCATCGATCCTGCGGCGATCATCGAAGGGCTGCCCGGTGGCAGCATCAATGCCGCTGCCAGCCAAGTCGATAGCACGGCTACCACCATCGAAGAGCTGGTGCTGGATTTCAATGCACTGCTGGCAAAGCTCAGGAGTGCGGGCCTGATGGTCAGCTGATAGTAAACGATTATGGGGGCATCCCGGTGAGAGCCGGGGTGTCCATCACCTTGATGATGGAGGAAGCGCATGATCGCCAGTATCGCCATGTTCAACACCTACAGCGGCAATTATGAGGACTCTCCCGAGGCCGTGCAGCTCAAGGGCGCCTTCCTCTGTACTGCCGAGGATATCGTGACCTCGTACCTGGGCTTCGATCCGAAGCAGCAGGAGTATACCGATGTGATCGCCTCGGGCTCGGGCTCTCGTCGCCTGTACCTACCCTGTCGCAATGTCCAGTCGGTCGCGTCCCTTATCATGGGGACGACGCCCATAGATACCACGCTGGTGGCACCGTGCGACGACCATATCCGTTTTGTGGATCACACCACCAAGTTCCCCATCGGGGAAGACAATATCCGCCTCAGCTACACCGCTGGATGGGAAATCGAACAGATGCCTTCGGTGATCGTGGTCTCGATCCTACGTATCGCCACGCTTATGCTCAGCGAGACCGGGGGCAACATCGGCCTGACGGGCAAGAGCTTTGCCGACAACAGCCGCACGTTCGTCAATTACAGCAACTACCGCAAGTACCTGCAGCCGCTGGACAGCTTGCGTATCCTGGGGTTCTGACATGGCCGGCAGACGAAAACGGTACAGCACCGAAAGCGTATCGGTCGAGACAGACCTGGCTGAAGCATTAGGGTACCTCGAATCCCTCGGGGTAAATCGGCACAAGGCGATGCGACGTATCCTGGGCGGCATCGGCACGGCCGCAAGAGCCCAGGTACGCAAGGCCTACAAGTCCCAAGGGCTCTCCAAAGGTAGTGGGGCGCTGTACAAGAGCATCAGCCGCCGTGTGATCCGTAGCGGCAAAGCGGTCATCGTCGAGGCCAAGGCTTCCTCACAAGAGACCAAAGTGTTCTACGGCTACGCCCTGGCCAAGGGAGCTCGGATCACTGCCAAAGATGGGGGATACCTCACATTCCAGAAGGACGGAAAATGGGTGCGCGTGCACTCGGTGAAGCTTCCCGAGCGCGATTTCGTGGCCGCTCCGGTGAAGAAGTACCTGAGCACGACGGCCTTCAAGACGAAACTCGATCAGCTGGTACAGCGGGAGGTGGCGCGCATCGAAAAGGAGAGTAAACGATGATAACCGAGATGCAGGTGCTTGAAAGGCTCAAGACAGTGATCGCCTCTGATTTGATCGGATTGCAGGAGAGCGAAGAGGGGATTTCCATCGAGCACTTCGATGATAAGAACATAGAGATCGATTTCCCCGATGTGGACAGCATGCGGCGACCCACGATGCTTTACATCCAGCCCGATTATGAGAACCTCGAGCCGCTGGGCATGAACAGCGACCTGGCCACCATGCGCGCAACCATCTTTCTCCTGTGCAAGAGTGCACCCAACGCGATTCTGGTCAAGCGTGTATTCGCACTGTATGGAGCCCTGTACCTGCTGGTGCGCGGTGATCCCACGCTGGGAGGATTCATCGAAGACGCGCGCATCACCGACATGGACTACTACCCTGCCGTAACGGCAAGCGCGACAGTCACGGCCATCGAGGCAAGCATCGATTTGCAGTGGTCCAAGGAATTCTAAACAAGAGAGGAAACGCATATGGCATTTTACACAGGAACGGGATCGCGGCTGCAGGCGGGCAAGGAAAGCTCCTTCGCCGTGGCGGCCAGTCCCACAACACTGGTCGACCTGACCAGCGAGAGCATCAAGGTGGCTGTCGAGAAAGGGGACGAGGGCTCGCTGCTGGGAAGCAAGACCGCATCAAGCAGGGATCTGTTGGCAGTGACGGTGGAGGGCTCGGTGAGCTTCATCCTCCGGCCCGAATCGGCCGGCCTCATCCTGCACGCCGCCCTGGGGGGAGAAGACACCTGCGCCCAGGTGGGAGACTCGGAATCGTACACCCACACCATCGGCCTTTGCGATGTGAACGAGGCACTTCCAAGCCTCACCTTCACCATTGATCGCAAGGCGGCTATCAAGCGGTATGTGGGGTGCACCATCAGCACCCTCAGCCTGGATTGCGCGGCCGGCGATTATGTGAAGGGCAGCATGGACCTCAAGGGGACCACCGAAGAGAGTGGAAGCATTGATGAGGCACTGAAGAGCTTCTCCATCCCCTCGTACCGGTGCACCAATGCGACCTTCACGGTCAACGGAAGCACGTACGACATCACCAGCGCATCGCTGAAGATCGACAACGCGCTCGAAAGCTCCCCACGCACCTATGCCTCAGGCCTGTATGCAGGCAGGCCCCAGCATGGAAAGAGAGCTGTGACCATCAACTTCGAGATCCCCTACAGCGCCGAGGTTGAAACGCTCAAGAGTTCATACCTGACCAGCGAGGAGAACGCATCGGTTCAGCTGACATTCTCCTCGCCCCTGGCGGGACACAGCATCACCATCACCCTCTCGCATGTGGCCATCGGCGAGGTGGATGCGAATGTCGGGGGAACGGGCATACTCAGTTCTACCGTTGCAGGAGAGGCGCTTAGTGTGGGCACCGAAGAGCCCATCACCATCGTGATTACCGACAAGATTTCGACACCCTACGGAGGATAAGAAGATATGTTCATCAAGACAAAACATTATGATGCGTGCGTACAGAAGGTACGCATCGAAGTGGGAACACTGGTGGGCCTCAAGGCCGACGATGAGGCATACATCGTGCTCAAGGAGCTGCCCACCCTGGAGATGCTCAAGTTGAAGGAAGCCTCCGAGCAGGGGGAGAACCAGACGCTCACCCTGCTTCGCGACCTGCTTCCCTCGATCCTGACAGACCACAACTTCTACGAGGATGCGGATGCCAAAAAGAAGATGGACAACCGCGAAGTTGCCTCATTGGTGTTCGAATCGCTGGATCTGACGGTGAAGGTCGTCAACGAGTACACCCACGCCGCTTTTTTTTCCCGCACGGACGCGAGCGGAGGCAGATCGCGTCCCTCTGCGCAGAGGTCTTCAACGGACGGCGCAGCGCCGAGCTCTACCGCGAGTACGGCCACTGGCTCTTCTACATAACCGATGTCTACCTGCCCTGCTGTGACTCGGAGAGCGGGGACTTCAGGCACCTGCCGTTCGCTGGTTCTCTGATGGACCAGCCGTACATGAGCATGCAGATTCTCAAGCTGATCCAGCTCAACTACCGGCGGTATCTGACGGAGCAGGCAAGGAAGCTGACGGCGAGGACGGCAGGCAAACACTGATCGGAAGCAACAGGCTCATCCGATGGACCGGTCTGTTGCGACCAGGGGGGTGAAACCGAATGGAGACTGCTGTCGGAACAACAGCGATTCATATTCAAGGCATTGTTGTATCGTACGAAGCAGGGGGAATTGTTCGGGTACGGCGTTGCTGTTTACCCGTTTCCCACGCAACCCCGAGGTGATCTCCTGATACAGTTCGGATACCAGCACTATCCTTCCACCGCCCACAACTGTATGTGTGGCTTTACTACCAAAGAGTAGCAGGACAATCTGGTCGATATGCATCGGAACATCGTTACCAGAGAGCAACTCGGGGATATGGTCGCGCCCTGCTTGGAATTTCTTGCTGTAGCGCATCTCGCGTTTATCCCATGAGTCGGCATCCAAGGACGGCTCGACATGCACAAGATGTTTTGTCCGAGGATTGAAAGCCACCACATCAAGCTCGCAATCATACCCTCCGGCAGGTCGTCTACCGACCAGCACATTCCGCCTCACGAAATACCCATTGTATTCGAACCATTCACCGACCAACTGCTCCAAGTGATTCATCTTGCATCTCCTTTGTGAAGGGAAGCCGATCCAGGCATATATCCATGCCGTCATCATCCACCCTTCTCCCATGGTACATGGATTTGACGAAATTCATACCAAAATTGCACAAGAACCCGTTTATAAATGCACTCCATGTTCCTATCACCTGTGCTCCAACCTTATCCCACAGGCTGAAAACCAGCGTCCATCGGACGGGAGGGCGAAAGCTTCAGGCACCTGCAGGGGCAGGTAAAGAAACCGATACCGAAACACCAACTATAGGGCGTCCACCGGGCGCCTTTTCCATTGCATAAGGGGGACCACAGCCATGGCAGCACAAGCGAAAGTCATCATCAAGGGCCAGAACGACATCGGTGGCGCGGTCAAGTCGGCCGCAGCCGACCTCGGGAGCCTCAAGGGTGCTGCAGACAAGCTCGGAGGGGTGCTCAAAGGCGCCTTCGCCGCCACCGCGATCATCGCTTCGGTGAAAGCCCTGGGAAGCGCGGTATCTGCGACATTCTCCGAGTTCTCCGCAGCCGAGCGGTCCTACAAGCAACTCGCCCTCGCACTGGGCGACAGCACATCGTACGAGAAGGTCACATCCGTGGTCGAGCGGCTGAGCAGCCAGACACTCGCGGGCAAGGGGGATATCGAGGCGATGGTCGCCCAGCTGGCCGCCCTGGGCAAGAGCGCAGACGAGATCGAAAGCATATCCGAGGCTGCGGTACATCTGTCGAACGTGACCGGGCAGGATCTGAACTCCTCGATGACCACGCTCCTGAATACCTACAGCGGCACGACCACCCAGCTCAAAAGGCTGGGCATCGACCTGGGGGATGTCACCAAGGAGGAGCTGGAGCAGGGTGCGGCCATCGACGTGGTCATCGACAAGCTCGGTGAGTACTCGGCGATGATGGCCGACGGGGATACCGCGCAGCACCTGACGAACATGAAGAACACCTGGGGCGACATCCGCCAGCAGGTGGGCGGCGTCATCGACTACAACTTCGGCCCATGGCTGGGAGGCCTCGATGCAGCCTTCAGCGGCATCAAGACCAACCTCACTGCTCTCATCAACTACGTGGGGGCGGTGATGAAGAACCTGCCCCAAGCTTTCAGGCTGACGCTCTCCACGGTGTGGGAGATGCTCAGGCGGACCTTCGAGTGGGACTCGCTCAAGCTGATTGTCACCACCACCGCCCAGAATATCGGCATCGTCATCAGCGCCATGCTCAAGGCGGTGTTCGAAAGCATTCCCAAGCTGCTGGCAGGCGCAGTGGTCGGCATCATCAGCTGGGTCACCTACATTGCGCTGAACATCGAGAGTGCGATCCTGGGGGCGTTCCAGAATGCGATCAACAAGGCGGGGGACAATATCCAGGGCACCTGGGTGGGAAAGCTCTTCGGCCTGGGCGACAAGCTGGCGAACCTTGATATGGGCGCCGATGAGAACAAGGACGAGGCTGTGGCTTACAAGCAGCAGGCCGACCGGAGTTTCGAGAACCTGGGACCGCTCTTGCGTGATGCGGTGACAGGGGCGATCGATACAGCCCAGACGGTCGTGCTCAATACGGCCGACATGGTCTCTTCCCTCTATGGCGATATCGGTCTTGATTTCAAGACTGCACTCGACGAGATCGTGTCCCCCGACCTTGAGGCGATCGCCCAGAAGGCCGATGCGGCGAACCAGAGCAAGCTGCTCAGCCAGATCGCCTCCAGTGGTGAGGGCACGGCAGCCTCCACAGCCGAGACTGCCGATAACACGAAACAGCGTGACACCCGCATGGGCTCCCAGATCGCCTCGCGTCTATCTGACACCTTGACGAGTGTGTTCACCGGTATGTCCGGCGACGTCACGGGAGGCCTCATGGGCATGGTTGCAACCGAGATGCTGGGAGGTGTGACCGCGATCATATCAACGCTGCAGCCGATCATCGATGTCATCTTCAACACCCTCTCTCCCCTGGGCATCCTGCTCACCATAATCGAGGGGTTCGTCTCGGTGATGGAACCGGCGCTCACTGCAGTGTTCCAACCGCTGGTGGATGTGTTCACCTGGATCGGCACCACCCTTGCCAGCCTGTTCCTGCCGGTTTTGGATGTGCTCTACACAGCCTTCGCCTTGGTGGGAAACATCCTCATGGCGGTCCTCACCCCCGTATTGCAAGGCCTTGGGCCGGTCTTCCAGGTGATCAGCGCCGTATTGACCGCATTCTCCCCGATCCTGCTGTTGGTGGCCAAGGCGTTCACCATCCTCATGAGCCCGGTCCAGTATGTGGCCGACCTGCTCTCCTGGCTTGGCAGCTGGATCCAGTACCTCGGGTCCGTAATCGCCACCGCGGCCTACAACCTGGTGCACCCGTTCAGGAAAAAGAGCTATGCATCCAGTCCCGGATCCTTCTCCAGCGACGCCTTCAGCGGCCTTGCCGACAGGCTCTCGAACATCGACGCCATTGCAGACCAGGGAAGTGTGGCAACCGACGCGGCATCCACCACCACGGCAGTGGGAAGCGCAGCCTACCAGGGGGGAACACAGGTGACGATCAACATCTACCAGAACTCTCCGGTCGTCGGAAGCGACGGGATGCGCGCCTTCGCCCGGATGATAAGGGGCGAGTTCGAGCAACTTGACTACTACGGAGTGACCACCTAGATGAACATCATACAGGATCCTTGTCTCACCCTCACCTTCCTGGGCGGCGACCTTGAGACAGGGCACCCATCGCTTCAGACCATTGGGAAGGAGCACATCGTGCGGCGGACGATCACCTTCCACCAGCAGCTGATGAACGGCCTGAGAAGCGCCTCCAACCAGGTGGACCTGCTCCTGGACAAGGCTTGCCCTGCAATAGAGGACATCATCGCCACCGAAGGCGATGTGAAGGCCGCCCTCACCGACGGCACAGGGACCCTGTTCACCGGATATCTCTCGACCAGTTACAACTGGACGGTGAGCAACGCAGGGAAGCAGGCCCTGGCCCTCACCCTGGAGGATACCGGCACACGGCTGTTGGGAAAGGCTTTCATCGAGAATGGCCGCCACCTGTTCAACTGCACGGCCAGCGAGGCGATCGAGGCGATCTGCACAAGAGCGGGCATCACCGTATCACCAGATTGCATTTCCCTCACTGCACCGGTCACCCACAGCGTGGATGGATCGGTCACCTGCGGCGAGCTGCTGGACCAATTGGTGTACGAGCTGGGCTGTGTGTATTTCTTTGATGCACTGGGACAGCTGAGGCTCTTCAGGGTGGACTGCACTTCCACTGGGAACCTTCCCACCCTCGACAAGGACGACCTGGTTGTGGTGGGAGGCAAGGCGATCACGCTTTCCAAGAAGATCCGCCAGTACAAGAGTGCGCGGGTTTCCTTTACCCGTTTAGGGACGGCGGGTGACTATCTGGTGTACCGCAATACCACAGGACGAGGGGATGGGCACCCGTATTGTTACCTCAAGCTGGAAGGTGGTGCGCACTTCGACGGCAGTGAAATCTATACCAAGAGCGAATGGACCGAAGCCCAGGCGGACAGCTTCCGCACACCCGCCCTCATCGAAGCCTGCAACGCCGCAAGTGAGATCGATATCGTGGGATCGAGCGACATCATCGCCGTCTCGAACGTGCACACCGAGTTCACCGCCGAAAGCGGCTACATCACCGCCAACATCGCTGCGGCAGGCGGTCCGTACCTGCAGGTGGCGGCACACAACAACGGGAG